CAGCTATATTTGCAGGGGTATTTAAAATACCATGTCCCATTTGAGCTAAACCTGTACCGACATTTCTAAGTGCTCTTGTCTTATCATGATGCAATTGTTCTAATGCACCGTAAGCCTCTCCTGGCAAGTGAGTAACTAAATCATAAAGAGTTCCAGGAACATTCTTTATGCCATTCCACATGTCTTCGCCAATTGATGTCTCGCGATGAGGCTCTCGGGATGCTAAGCTCCTTCTTCTCTCCCTTTCCGCTATAGCCTGCTCTTTAGTTACAGATGAATGGCTGGGTACACCAGACGATAAATTGCGTCTTCTCTCCCTTTCCGCTATAGCCTGTTCTTTAGTTATGCCCATTTAATTACTCCCTATTTATTAGGACCATCTGCTATGGCGTCTATTTCTGCATCGGACATGGAAGATAGCTCTTTCTCATTACTACTATTGTTTTCTTGCCCAAAATAAACACCAGGATTTTTCATTGCATCCCTATAGGTTTTTAATTCTTGTTTAAGAATACTAACAGCCTTATTATATTTTCTTTTTGCAACTTCAGGATTATTAACCCAAGTAGCAGGGTTTGCTAACTCTTTTAGTTCTCTTAGTTTTTCTGGTTGAACAGAATCCCCATAAAACTGTCTTATCTGAGATGCTAAAAACTCAACTGCTGTCATATTTTCTTGAAACTTTTTATAATCCTCAGATTCTTTTCCAACAAGAGCTTTTCCTTGCTCTATCTTTTTTGCTACCCCTCCCGCAAGACCACCATACCTAACTAAATCATCAACCTTTATATTATCAACTGTTTTCTCAATATTAGTTGCATATATATTCTTTATTCGGCTTTGAGCATCAGTGTTTGTTTTTAATATCTTATTATCAACTTCTCCTAATAATGCTTGCTGAGCTTCAGGATTTAAAGGAATAGGGTTATCACTATTCATAGTTCCTGGCATATACCCAGCTTCAATTTCAGCTCGTTCTTGTTGAAGCTTTCCTAGAGGAGTAGAAAATCTTTTGCCAGCATTTTTTGTTAATTCTTCTCTGTTTGCGTTTAAAACTTCCTTAGAATGATTTGCCAATTCATAGCTTTTTTTAGCATTGTTATAAACATCGCTATTTGCTCCATAGCGTTTTTTTAATAGTTCTAAAGCGAAGGCTTCAGCTGGAGCGCCAGTTAGGCCACCATGCTCTGCTTGACTGTTTGCATGATGTGCGTGCGCTCTTCTTAAAGCAATTTCTGATTGTTCTTGTTCTGCGGCATATCTAGCCTTAGCTTCTTGAATAGCATTTGCAAATTTAAATTTATCTGGCGCATATTGTGCCTCAGCGCCTAAAATAGTATTTTGATGCCCTAAGCCTTCATTCTTTATTCTTCTATCTTCGGAATCCTCACTAGTTTTGAGTCCAGCTAAAATATCAGAAAATCTACTTCCTAGCTTCATAGGCTCTATGTTTGCAAAATTAAATGTTTGTATTGGCATCGCTTATCCCTTAGAAAAAAATGAACCTATTTTAGAACTGAAAGTATCAAACATACTTTTTCCGTTGGCGCCCCTATCAAATAATTTAGAAAATAATGCGCTCCTGTCGTTATTATCTTCTCGCCTATCTAATCTACGTTGGCGCTGATTAGCAAAATCAAAAGTTGCTTTTTGTCCTAAATTTGAACCTAATATATTAGCTAAATCAGAGGATGCATTAAATCCAGTACCAGCCATACCGCCTAAAGCACTGGCGCGTCCAGCTAATCTTCTTTCTTCACCAGCCAACCCAGCATTTTGAGTTCCCATAATTCTTGATAAGTACTCGCCCATATCAGAACCTAAGAGATCGCGAACAAGTTCTGCTTGTTGTCCTTGATCGTATTGAGTACCTGCAAAACCGCCCGATGCTGCACTATTTCTAGCAGCTCCTAGCATTTGATTTTGTTTGTAATTATAGCCGCGCGATGGCTCGTAGCCTCTCATTAAGTTATTAACGAAAGCATTAGGATCGCGCGCCATTTGGCTATATTCAGCGGGAAATTGATTTTGGTTAGTAGTAGATGTATTACTGTATTGATCGAGTAAGCTACTGTAGGCTTTCTTCCCTTCCTCGGTATAAGGATTTAAATAGCCCATAGCCATGCCTGGAATTTGATTTAAATAATCCATTCCGGCATTACCACCACCGCCTCTACCACCTAATAGGCTCATGCCAGCCCCCAATGCAGCCCCCCAAGGACTACCGCCGCTTCCTATAAATCCCTTGCCAGCGCCACCTAAAGCTTTTCCTATACCACTAAAAAATCCCATTACCTATGCTCCTTATGGATACGAAGTAGTTGTAAATTTTACTAAACTACCGTTAACTTTTCCAACAAATGTAGATGGCGTACTATCAGTTACATACCATAATGTACCATCTGGCATCTGTGATTCAATTATAGCTAAGTTTACCATCGTTATCTGTGGCACAACCCAGCCATTATCACTTAAATTATCTCTTAAAGTTTGGTTTAACTCTTGGTTATAATTTTCGTGATCAATGCCTTGTAAATATGTTGGTAAGTCCATTAATATAGCTCCACCATTCCATTATTAGCTACAAACCGACTTAAACCCCAAAATCTTAGTTTTAAAGTTAAACTATTACATGCCCCTAAATTTTCCCAGTTAAGAATGTTTTGACGCATCCCTATTGGGTTTAAATTTCTAGATACTGTATTACTCCAAGTAATTCCACTATCTCTTGAAACTGTTAAATCAACTCTTGGCTGATATGGAATTGTTATTGATGCTATATCTAAAGAATCCTCAGCTGCCATTGGTTGCCCAGCTTCTGTGTAGATAGTATCATCAGGAGGGTTAAATAAATCTTCCGTTATTAATAAATCCTGCCCAGGGCTATTTATTGATAACCCTGTAACGTTTTTATCGTTACCTTGCTCAAGTGTGAATACAAAAGTATTTGGTCTAAATTGGCTACTGTCATCTGCTCTAATGGTGTCGCAAATCCTTATTCTTTGGATTTCATGTATTAAAGTTGGATCTGGTATGGCATTCGGTAAGTTTTCGTTGTAAGTTGTTAAATCAGTAGATGATAAATATAAATCCCCGTCATTTAAAGAAATAAAATAAGTCTGTCCATTAAAATAAGCATAATTTTTGGCTGGATGATAATTTAAATCCCAATCACTAAGATTAAAAAACATCTCAGTCGTACAATCATAAAGGATGGTTAGATTATCTGCTGGATTATAAAATGTTAATTGATAAAATAAATGACCATCTTGTCTATAAAACATTGCTGTTGATTGTGCTGGATATTGAATATGAGACAATTGATGATCGATACCATCTGTTGATATTGGCTTAAATTCTTGCCCATTATACACCATAATAGTAGGGGCGTTATTTTCATTTATAGCTAGCCATGCTATAAATTTATCTGAAGATGCAATAGTTGAAACAGAAGCGCAGCCATAATCTACGCTTACGTTTTGATTTCTTCTATAGTTTTGTAATCCCCCAATTTGCATCCATATTTCGCAAACTGATGTTCCCATAACTAAAACGTTAGCTGATTGAGCAGGAATTCTAACGACAGCAAGCGCATAATCAGGTTTGGTTTGTAAAGCAAATTGGCCAGTAGTTGCTTGTGTAATGGTTGTTGGAGTAGCATATTGATAAGCATACCATGCAGCACCATTAGTTGTTCTGTCAGCATTTCCAAAAAGAAAATAAGTATTATGATAATCTACATAGCCAGGGACAAGATTACCTAAACCAGTTTGAACCGTTAAACTAGATCCTGGTAACGAATAATTATAGATATAAGCATTTAATCCATCTACAATACAAATCTGTGAGTTTAGGTTTTCATCTATATATACAACGCCTCTTTCAGTTCCCAGCATTCCTACAAAAGTAGGGACAAGATGCTCATTTAATGAATAAACAAAACTGTCGACTACAACAATTAAACGATTACCACGAATACTAGTAAAAACAGCACGGCCTAATCCTTCTGGAAGTAATTCATAAACCTTTTGATATCCAGCGGTGTTAACTAGCCATTCATCAGATACGAACATATTATAGGTTTTTTCACTTGAGATTTTCTTGTATCGACCGAAAGTTGAACCACCGACAACATTTACTTCTTCTCTTCGTGAGTTTGGCGTTTGTCTCATTTATGGCACAATCCTATAAATTAATCGGTAGTCCACCCTTTTCCAAGATTTATTTGTGCATAATTAATGCTTTGACTTGGAGTTAATGTCGATATTTTATTAATTCTTAAATCCATAGGGCTAGATCGTTTTGAGATCATTTGTTGGTATTGTAGTAGTTGTTTAGTTAATGATGGAGAAGGTGCAAAGTTGTAGGCAGTACACAATCTATCTGCTAATCTATATTGCAAATAGTTAATGTAGTATTGATCAAGGATTAAAGATAAATCTTGATTAATAGTTACTGTTTGCAATCTAAAGCGTCCTGTCAACTGCATTGGGTACGCGGTATCTGGAAAGAAATAGATAAATAAATTGCAGCCACCTAAACAACGTTCACAATGCCAGTTATAAGGCAATGATTCAACGTTTTCTGCTCTTGCTGCCCCAAAATATAAATCTTGTGATTCTTTCCTCATTTGATACCGAATGGTATTAATAAAGAACGTTAAAGTTTCTGGATCAGATAGGTTTGGGATAAAATACATTTCTTGTCCAGGCACTGCATTAAAGGCATATGATGTCGTAAAATAAGGGATCATATCTTCCTCAATTGCAGTATCAGATAAGATTTCGTTTAGCTTTAAAAAGCCCGTTTGCTCCTGGTCACCCGCCACTGTTTGGAAATTGCGTGATACGATTCCCGAGGTATAAAATGCCTCAGAAATTAGCAATGTGACGGGATAAGCCATGGACAAGTGCTCCTTATAATTGATCTACGTAGCCAAATACAGAAACTGCTAATGAAGCAGAGCCATTTGATACTAAGTAATCAACGCCAGTTGTGCTTGATATAGTCGAGCAAGGACAAACTAAAGATGTACTAGTAACAGTGCTAGCAGGAGATGACGTAATAACCTGTCCAGCTGTTGAGCTTGAACCGCTAGCTTTAAAAGCAGCAGTACGAGTACCACCAGCATCAGCTGTTAAAACTGATTCTAGTATTACTGAGTTTGCAGTACTTGGTACCATTGCTGAAACATTAACTAGAGCAAATGCAGTAGATTGACCAACAGTTACAGCAGTTGCAATGGCAGCCGCATACCACATAGTACGACCAGATTGGCTAAAGTCTAGAATTGCAGCAGCACCACTAGTTAATACGCATCCAATACGGCGGAACATATCATAACCAGCAGGTAGTGTTGGAGCGCTAAAGCTAGCTGATAAAAGACCAGCAGTTGGATTATAATCAGTAGAATCTCCTATTACGTAAACAGCATATAAAGTGCTATTACCTAAAGAGCCGACATCTAATCCGTTAGCTCCGTTAGCAGATGCAACGATAGTAGCTGCGCTTGATAAAACAATATC